AGGTACAGGATTAAATTGTTTCATAAGGGAACTTGTTCCTGCGGCAGTATTAGCCGCATACACTTGACCCATTGTATTTAATTTTCTAGTTCCATCATAAGCAATTCCATTCATAACAAAACCCATTCTTGGAAGAGTTGCGGCCACACTACCATCTGCTACTCCCGCTCTCGTTCTAAGAATTAATTTATCTCTAGCTTCGTATGAAATAGGAACTTTAATTTGTTCTACTATAGCACCCGCAGAGTTTCTTCTTTGAATGTTTATATCATTAAACAAAGTTCCAAAAACCGCTACATATTTTCTAATGGTTTCGTGATAATATGTTACTCCTAACATTATAAGCTCCCGAACGGATTACCTTCGGTGAAATCAATAATAGCATCCGCCGCGGCTTCTATTTCTTTATTAGTTGCAGTTGCTTGTGTATCTGCAGCAGATTCTTGAGCATCAAAAGAAGTAATCGAATAAGATGCACTTGAACTATCTCCAATAATATTCACAGTTCCAGAAAAGTTTCCTGTCATATTCATAAGTGTTAATATTTTACTTCCTGCATCCCATTTAGCAACTTCTCCTTTAACTGTAGCTGCTCCTAATGATGCACCTTGATAAACTGTTTCACCAATAGTATAATTACCACTTCCAGTATTTAATGTAAAAGCAATAGAATAAGATTGTTCTCTTTCAACTTTATCTATTGCATCAATACCCGTGTTAAGATTTTGATCTGAATAATAGAATAATTCACATAAAAGATCATAAGTCTGTAATCCACCAGTTTGATAAAATACAGCTTCATCTTCTATAAACATTACTTGGAATATTGCTTCAGTAGTAGGAAAATAAATTAAATCTCCTTCAGCCGGTGATTCTGCTCTACCTTCACCCTGAACATTCAACTCTGCCCATCTACGTTTAGCGACAGTAAATGTAATTTGATCTTTTATTTGTAATCCGAATTTAGAAATAAAATCACCTTCACCTTCAAATCCATCTACAGATTTAATATACATCTCAATCGTATGAGCACTATTATAAGATGAAGTATTATCTTCGCCCATCAAAGTATCTTCATCGTTTAGTGTTCTTGGACAATAATATACATCAATACCATAAGTTTTTATGGATTCTATTATTAAATTTTCTATCAATCTTTGTTCTGGAGTATTAGTTCCATGAAGATTAAAATATGGATTTGTTGACATTTATTATCCTATTAAATGATCTACTGGCAATTCATATCGTAATGACATTTGTTCTGAAATTTCTGTCAATTCTGTAGTTGCATCATCATACATTTGTCTTCCATTCATAGTTACTCCACCTGGAAGTTGCATTCCCTCAAACTTAATAAGATTTTGACCCCATTGTTTTTTCATTAATGCTGTATTATATCTTTTGAGAAACATATCACTCCAGATATCAGAATATGTAGCGGGATCAATAATCCTATCACATTCAACAATGATCCAATCATCTATATCTACATCTCCACCCCAATTAATATCAAGATATAATCGATCCATGTGTCGATTAAATCTAAACATTGGATTACCCGTAAACATTTCATTAATCAACATTAAATGTTCTTGAGCTATTTCAAAATTTACCAAGCCTGTTCCTATTTGATGCATTTCAGCTAATGCAAATTGATACTTAGAAGAAAACATAGAATTGGATCTAGAATTATCATAGAAAGGAACAATCCTTCGAACTCCAATAATTGCTTCAGCAATTGCTATATATTTGTTATCGAAATCCCCTATTGCTGTTGCTGTAGAAGAATGAGTTGTTGCGGTTGCTGAACTAGAATCACCTGTAATAGTTTCATTAGTCGAAAAAGTAGTGGTAGTATTTGCGTAGTATGTATTACCATCTCCACCAGTCTTAACTTCTGGATCTTTATACCTTAATGTAGTATTGGCACTATGATATTCATGAACTGTTGCTTGTACACCACTTGTTCCTCCAGTAATTTTTTCACCGGCAGTAAAAGTTCCTGTAGGGGCACTTGCTAATTTAAGAGTTGATCCTGATACTTGATGTTTTAAATATACATTTTCTGTTGCATCAAAATGATATTCTTGATAGAATTGAAGTGAATCATCGATACAATCTTCTACTTGATCATCATCTAAATTTAATTCTACTACTGGCCAGCCCAATTTCCTTTTACAATAATCCTTAAAAGTTGCTCTAGTAGTTGGTTGTGTCATTTCGTTGCCTCCCCATATACAGTTATAATACCCTCTGCTACTCTTTCTACTATTGTACCACCTGATTGAGTATATTCAACATCGTAAACATAATTACCTGGAGATAGTGCTGCCGTTTGAGTTGCAGTCAAAGAAATAGTACAGTTTGACCCCGCAACAGTAGCAGTTAATGCAGTAATATTATTTGAAGAATATAAAGATAGACGCATCTTAGCGGCGCAAGTACCAGTAGAAATGGTAACATTCTGGCTTGCTGAATTCTGTGCAGTAATTACTTTTTCAAACGTGCAACCTTGATCTAGTGCAATGTTTACAGTTTGTTTCTGGAGGGTTAATGCCACAATTATCTCCTTAATAGTGAATAGTATAGTTATCTATACTATTTATATCATAAGAAAATTTGTGACATTAATTTATTTTAGATTTTAGTTCATCAATCTGTTTTTGTTGTTCTTTAAGTGCTTCTGATAGAACTGCTATTATTTTTGTATATTTCAGTCCTTTCACTCCACTATCCGCATCAACATGAACCATTTCAGGCAATACATCTTGAACCTCATCGGCGATTAAACCAATTTCTTCAATGCCTGATTCTTTCCAAGAATATCTATGAGATTGTAATGCCATTACCGCTTGTAATGCTTCGTTGGAATTATAATCGGTAATATTTTCTTTGTATGTCCTATCGGAAGTTTCTGTCAGAACTGTTGCGGATAATGTTCCACTACCAGTTGCATAAACTAGTCCAGCATGTCCGGCGAAAGCTCCGCTATCATTAAACTGAACTTGAGTTGTAGAACCACCTGGAGTCGCTGCTATTGTTGTTCCTGATGTGATTGCAATATCATTTCCAGCATCGGTTGTGAAATATAATTCACATGGTGTTGCGGTATTTACCCATATTTGTCCATAAGCGGCCGTATCTGCATCAGCGTCTGCTTGTTCTTTTAGTGTTATAGTACCTTCAATTGTTAGATCTGTAACTGGTGTACTTGTACCTATGCCGACTTTTCCATCACTTGTAAGTCTCATTTTCTCTGCTGCGGCTTCAGATGCGCCAGTCGCAAATACTAATTCTGTTGCATTATTATCTGCAGCGAATGTATCATCTGCTTCTGCCCAAATAGATGCGGCAACCAATATTGCATCTGTTCCTGCAGCATCGACTGGAGCTTGAAAATCTATTTGTCCTAATTTATTTCCATCAACGACAGATGTTTCAGCGGTTGCTAAAAGAAGTTTTCCTGGTGTTGCAAGAGGACCTCTTATTTCTAGTTCATCTGCTGATTCATCCCATTCCATATATGCGGCTGCAGTTGCACCATAAAACTTAACATCGTGTCCTGTATCATTTACACCTACTGCTATTGCACCATCTACTTGAACCAAAGTTGCGGCATTAATATCTACTGTAGCTGCTGTAATATCTAAAGTTGTTCCTGCATTAATCTCTAAGTGACCATCAGCGGAAGCAATAATGTTTTCTCCACCTGCTGCATCATGAAATGATAGTTTTGAATCTCCTGCCAATACTAATTCATCAGCTGATTCATCCCACAACATATATTGTCCAGTAGTAGCACCAAAGAATTTAACATCATGTCCTGTATCATCTACACCAACTGTAACTGCTCCGACAACCTTTAATGCGTCTGCAGTTGCGTGATCATTTCGTAGATAAAGAGTAGTTGAGCCAGAAGCAGATGAATGATCTTGAATTATACTTGCAACATTTCTTGTACCTGTACTTGAAGAATCAGAAGCAATTGCTAAAGCCGAGCCAGTAGTTAATCCGTCCATTGACATATTAATACCAGAACCAGTAGTAGCGGCATCTGCAACAATATCAATAACTTTTCCTGTTAATACTCCAGCGTGAGATACTTCTAACATTGTTCCAGAAGTTCCAACTGAAGCTATTTTTGCGGTGTTTGTAGTTGTTTGTTCTGAATCTATCTCAAGTGCATATCCACCTGCTGCAAGATTTGTATCAATAAATAATCCTCTTCCTGCATCGGCTTGTACTGTAAGTGCAGTAGAGCCTGTTGCTGATGCGTGATTTTGAATTATACTTGCTACACTTCTTGTACCAGTAGAAGATGAATCTGAATCAACTTGAAAAGCTGATCCTGTAGTAAGTCCATCTGCTGATATACTGACAGCTGTAGCAGTTGTAGTTCCGTCTACATTAAGATCTACTGCCGTTGCAGTTGTGTGTTCTGAATCAACTTCAAGTGCTGGGCCTCCGGCCGCAAGATTAGAATCAATAAATATACCTTTTCCTGCGTCTGACTGTACTGTAAGTGCAGTTGCACCAGTAGCAGATGTATGATTCTGAATAATTGTTGCAATACTTCTTGTATCAGTAGCTGCGGAATCGGAATCGATATAAAGTGCAGAACCAGTAGTAAGTGCATCAGAAGAAATATCAATAACTTTACCTGTAGTTACTGAATCTGCTGTCAACTGAACAACATCTGCGGTTGTTTGACTTGCAGTGACATCTACTGCAATTTGATCAACATCTTGAGCAGTTATACTAAGTCCGGCTTTTCCTGAATCAGATTTTTGTATAATCGTTGCGTGACCAGTAAATGTATTCGCCCAAAGCATTGTAGTATTACCTAAGTTAAAGGTAAGGTTTGCATTTGGAATTATACTTGAATTAATATCTGCAGAAAATGTTACTTGATCTGTAGCGGCATCACCAAAAACTAGATTACCACTTATTGTGGTATCTCCATCTGTTATAACATTTCCGTGTACTCGTAGGTGTTCTCCTATCACTGCCGATTTGGCGATACCAATACCTCCTGCGGTGATAATCGAGCCAGTAGTGTTACTTGTTGAATTTGTGGTGTCCAAAATTTTGATGAAATTCGACATTCCATCAGTTTGTGTCATTACCACAACCTCATTAGTCTTGACTCTCCATTGGTCAAAGGTATCTGTTAAGGCGACATTGGCAGTCATGGTTTATAGCTCCTATTTCGAAATAATTTGTTTAAGAAGTGTTTTAATCTCAAGCATTTCCACTCTAATTGTACTAAGTTCTTCCACTTGACCTCTTAGTATATTTATATCATTTTGTTGCTTCTGAAAATACAACTTTTCTCTTCTATGTTGTTGTAAAGCATTGTAATCTGTATTCAATAATGCCTTAGAATGAACATCTCTATGGAATCTCGGATCTTCAGTTTGTACTTGTCCCATATTAATCTAATGCGATTGCTCGCATATCCTTTACTCTTGGCATATCATAAGTTGAGTCTGCAACCAATGCTATTTTAATTGCAAATGTTTTAAAAGTTTCATAACGAACATTGTTTGATGAATAAGCTGTAGTTTCATTTGGAGTTTTAAAGATAAATTCTTGAATATCTTCTTTACCCTTAGAAATAGTTCCGGCTGAAGTTTCTTGTGTCATCAATGTGTAATTCTTAATGTCAAAATCATCTGGGTCATCTGCGTTCTTGACTTTATAATATACATGAACATCTGTACCCAATGGTTTGTATGCTGTTAAAATAACTTTTAGGTCTGATGCATCAAACCCATCTTTAAGTGAAACCCTTCTTGATATATATTTCGCTGAAATTGGGCCACCACTATTCTTTTCTTCTCCAGTACATTGTACTGCTGCATTTATTGATCCTGCGCCAGTAACTGTTGAAAGTGAAACTGTTGGATTGGTTTTATATCCTGATCCTGCGGCTACTACTACAACATTAGAAACATATCCATTAGCAACTAAGACTGTCATCTTAGTATTACTTCCTCCGGCGCCTGAAACTGCATTTGTTTGTGCGTTTGGATTTGCCCATATCAGACAACCATTTTGAAATGCTCCGGCTCCTGAAGTAGCAATAGTTTTATTATTTGCATTTGTTTTTATGGTAACTGAAGAAACGTTCTTTGAAGTATTTCCTTCTAAGTGAGTAACAGCTGAAACAATTCCATATACTCCACTATTATTTGCATTTGTATCTGATGCTACGTTACACATTACAGCTTCACCAACAACGAATGCGCCTGGATTACTACCATCAACAGTATATCCACCATTTGCACTTGATATTGTGGTAGAATTAGAATTAACATTCATTGTTAATTCGACATGAACATTTGCAGTTGCGGTATTAGTAGTTCCACCACTTGTTATAGTTGCAGTATATGAAGATGACATTACATTCACATAACCTGAACCCTTTGTAGTTATTGAAAAATCTGAATCTGCAAGACCACCATTATCAACATTATTTTCAACAGAAATTAAATTCAAACGATCAATATCAATAACGGGTGAAATATGGGAGTTAGAAGATGTCATTTCTGCTCTAACTCTAAAAGAACCATTAGTATATGCTTGTACTCTTTTTCGATCTGTTAATGCATAGTTTTGATCTGGACTAAATTTTACATAAGACGCTGAACCTTCAGTACCATCAGCTAATGTAAATGTTCCATTAGATGCTGCGTATTTCCATTGAATTTCTGTATCACTAAAGTTTATTGCAGAAGTTCCAATTTTAATTACATCAGCCGATACATTTGCTGTATTTCCTGTAGCTGCATTTGCATAAGTAATAAATTTAGCAAAGTTTGTATCTCCTCCTGTTCCTATAGTAAAGTCTGCTCTCTGCAGAGTAAACATGATATACTTATTTGGATCAGCTTCCCATACTCCTGCGTTTTGTGGTTTAAAGAATGAACCAACAAATGAAGGTTTAGATATTTTTGCAATAGACCCAGTAGAAGTTTGACCTTCTTCTGCCATGTGTAATTTATATTCTGTACTATTTGATGTAATAACTAATGCGTACTCATCAGGAGTTAGATAGACAGGAGAATCAAAAGTAAATGTAGTTCTTGTAGTTGTATTTGCGACTGCTGCATTTGCTGTAGTTGAAGCTTGTACTTTATCTGAATTCAGTATAACTTCACTAAACGGAACTACTTTAGCTGCACTTGGAAATCCATTAACAATAGGTCTTAATTGTATCTTAACAGGAAGAGTACCATCCTTTGAATAGAAATTCAAAGTAACATTTCTTAAGAATAGTCCTTTTGGATATGCATTTGGATCTATATGAAATGTTTGACACATTGGATTAATCCAATTACTCTTTTCTGTTACACGCGATGTAGTATCTCTAACGATTGCCGTATCATTAGGAAGTTCTCTTTGATTTATAGCTTCTCTAGTTGAAATCAACAATTGTTCACGATTTTGTAAAATACCTTTTGTTATAAAAGTTGATTCTGAGGCTGTAACTGTAGCTTCAACATTATTGAGTGAACTATCTGTAATTCTAAGAAGTTTATTGCCCGATCTCCAAGTTGCATCTGGAAGATGGAATTCACCTGCGATTTGTCCCGCATTGTCTGTTTGCATAATACCATTAGCTACACCAACTGCAAAGTGAGTTCTTGTAGAAACGTTTGCTGTCGCCTCACTAGTTAATCCTTCTACTGTATTTGCAACAGTAAATACGTGAGTTGCATCACCAATAGTTCCTGTACCAAAAGATTCTCTTTGTCCTTCTGGTAATGTGTTTGATGAACCATAAGGTGCACTATCTGTAGAAGCTACATTTCCAGTTATATTTGAAATAAAGACTGTAGCTGTATTATTAGTTGTATTGGAAGCCAACATGACTGTTCCATAATTGTTTGCACCATCTTTCATGGTTTCTCCAATTTGAAACACACCATTAACAGATATAAGATTTAATTTACTTGCCGGTCTTATATTTCCAGATACATCTGTCTCACTAAAAAATACATAAACATTAGAAAATGGTTGTAATCCTGTTGCTGTAAAGAATAATGTTTGACCCCTTACATAAGGAACAACTGTTGTATCAATAATTTTATTCCCTATTGTTTTCATTACTGATTCAGGAGGTGTATTGGCACTAATACCAATTCTTGATTTTGAATTGGTCATTTCTTGAGTACTTCTATTTGCTTTACCAGTCCTACCAACTTTATCTACACCAGATTGTGGTTGTTCTGTTACTTGTTTACCACTCCAATTAGTACTCCAATCATCATATTGTGAACCAAATCCTGTTCTTCCAGTAGATGGGCTCAATGCCCAATTATCATTTTGACCTTCTAAGTTCGTTGTAACATCTGGTCGAACTCCTTGTGAAAACCATGTATCAGAAGGCGGGAATGATTTTACATGACCCATCCAATTTGTAATATTAAATGGATTTAAAGATTGATTTTCACTTGAAAAAGGTTGTTTGATAAAATCTACATCAGTATATGGTAGAGTAACTAAATCACCAGTCTTTGTTACGTTATTACTATATGCCAAATGATATGAAAATCTATGATTGTCATAATAGAATCCTGGCCTCATTTCTTTTTTAGCATATTCTACTGAAACATTATAATCATCATTCATTACATCACCTACTGAGTGACCACTAAAAGAATCAACTAGTATACCACTCTTAAATGCTGTTCCTGTTGGATTGAATAATGAATCTTTTGCAGTACCAGTAGAAAATTCTCTTGCAGCTGTTTCTTTTTCTAATATAGACAATGCAGTATAGTATTCTATTCTTTCAACTCTCTTTTCTATTTTACCAATATCTCTCATGGTAAAACGTTTGTTATCAATATATCGTGTAGTAATATCAGAGAGATTAAAAGTATATGCCGGAATATTCAATGAATACAATGTCATAGAATCTTCATCATCCGGCGGTGCTATTGGATCAAGTTCAGATTCACCCCTAAGTACTTTAAATTTTCTATCTTTAGTAAGTGCTATTTTATCTACTCTTGACAAGTAATAACTAAAGGTTGAAGTAATTGTACCATCTGGATCCGGAGTTGGAATACCCTCAATTGCTAAAGTAGCTGACATGAGATTTGTTCCATTTTCTCTTCGTGGGCGTAAATCTATAGCATCTCTCAAATTAACTGTTTCGCCTGTTGATGGAGAAGTGAAGTCAGGAATTACTGAATAACTAAAAGTTTTTGTGCTTGCTGCATCTACTTTATTATAAGAACCAGAAGTTGGATAAGAATCAACAGAGTGATAACCTTCTCCACCATCCCAATCAAAATAATCAACAACAACCATAATCTTTCCGGCAGGTCCGGGCTGTCCAGGCTTTAACTTAATAGTTGCGTGATCATAATAGTTATCTTTTTGACCCGATTCAAATGTATATCTATCGGTAATGTTATTCGCGGTTGCTGTCATCATTGCAGCAGAAACATCAATAAATGGTTGTCCTGAATCGACAACTTTAACCAAATTAAATGCGTCTGAAACTTCAATACTATCTGTACCTGTTGCGGTTTGATTTGGAGTACCGAAATAGAACTGTCCACCAGCTATGGAACTTATTGGTGCTCCACCTGAAGTTGCTACAATATGTGATCCATTTCCTGAGACTAATGTTTTTGTACGAGGTCCTGGCTCTTTCTTTACTGGGGAACTTTCTACTGTATAAATTACATCTGCTACAAAAGTTGCATTAGTATTACAATATATGTCTACTGTTCCTCTACTACCATTAATTATAACTGGTCTAATTGTTCCACCTAAATTATTAACTGCACCTAAGTCTAAGTAATCTCCTGTTACGATTGTTCTCGCTTCCGTTGCTGTTGCACTTGGTAAAGTTGCGGTAGAAGAAACTGCATTAACAAATGTTTGAGCAGAGTTAGGAGTTTTAACAACTACAATAAAATTTTCCCTTGAACTAGTTGTACCCAATGTACCACTTTGTGGCATAAATCGATAGTTAGGATTGGATAATGTAATTGTTAATTTTCCTGTAGAAGTGGAAGATAATGCTTTTTCAACTTTCTTAAAACTATAACTTACTGTGTTACCACCACCCGCTGTCTCTTTAATTGGGCTTTGTGGTAGAGGAAAGACTAGAGTATTTTTATCTGTATTAGATAAGATTGTATTTCCTGAAGTACTACTATTATATTTTCCACTATCAGCAATATCGGCATGAGTATTGATTGTTGGGGGTGCGCCTAATGTTGAAGTAGTAATAGACTCTACATCTTTGATTTTAAAATCGATTTCGTAAGTAGTGTTAGCTTGAGTCTGTTGTGTAAATACTGTATTAGCAACAACATAATGTCCAGAATCCTCAAGTAATACAGTAGAATTATCTTCGTTTATGATGTTATCTCCGGCAGTCATACCAGAAGTAGATGCCTCACCATCAATAAAATTAACTATTGAATAATAGTCATCGATAATTCTAACATCACTTGAAGAATCAATTCCACTAGTTGTATTAACTGTAATAGATGCTCCAGTATATGCACCATCGACATAAGAAGTACTATCGGCGTCTAATTTTATAAGTCTTGTGTTCGCACATTGTTGATCAACTGTACCTATAATATTATTTGAAGTATTAACATCCCAAAGATATAGTCTGTAATTAGAGTGGTTTGTATCTGCGTATGATGAATTTCCAGAACCTGCATCCCAATCCATACTACGAACTCTTGCT